AACTTGCGTATCAGCGTCTTGCATTCTTGTTAAAGCGTCATAAATAATTACATCTGTGCTATTTTCTGGTGTTGGATATAATTTTAAATTAGGTGTTATTTGCCTATCTAAAAAATATTGTGTTGGCCTACTTGTAGATGTTTTGTTTGGTAGGTTAATAAATGTGTCTCTACTTATTCTAGTCATGCTAAAGTCTGTGCCACTTCTTCTTACAACCACAGATAATATATCTATAATATCAGTGCCTAAACTATACTCTGAATCATTAGCAGTTAAAGCTTGAGTTCTTTGCTCAATAGTCCATTGATTAAGGCCACGATTTGCCCACTCCGCAAGCATAATATTCATAGAACGCTTGGCAGTTTGCAAATCATAACCAGTCTTAGCTTCTAAGCCACATCTCTCAAAAGCTTCTTCAATGTACTCAGCTACATCTAAATTAAAGTCAGTAGAGCTTGAGGTGGTCATTAGGCTTTACCACCTTTTTTCATCTTCTTCATAGCCATGCCACCACCACGCATTTTCTTTGGTTTCATAGCCATGCCACCACCTCTCATTTTTTTGACTTTGCCGCCTTCCATCATTTTAGCAGCTTTAGCTAAATCTTTTGACATAGCCATCATTTTTCTAGGACTCATTGCCATACTTCACTCCTTTTAAGATTGTTATAGTATTGTTGTCTTTGCTCATAAATATCTTCAACATTGTATTCATTATAATATTTATCATAATAACCAAGTTTCTTCAATTTATTTGCACTCTCTTGTAGCTTTGTTAATCGTTGCACGAATATCAAAGCATATTCTTCCTTTACGAGATTTGTAAAAGTGCCATCATCTATTAACTCATTTACATCATCGTCAGGGTGGAATCCCATTAGCCAAATATCTTTTTGTTTATATTTGCCTTGTTGAATTTTTTCATTCGTATTACTTAAATGTTTGTGAAATTTTTCATTGTTTTCAAAACACATGTCAACAATAATTATTAAGTCTTTATTGTCTTTAAAACAATCTATTAAAGTATCTAAGCAATAATATGAACTGGTGTTTTTAAATGCAAAACTTACTCTCTTGTCTTTCCATGCTGTCTTAGCAAAAGGACAAGATGGAAGGTTATTATAATTTTTGTTAGGCTTTTCTAATGCAAATCTTGACCATTCACGAATTTCTTCGCAAATTTGATCTTCAAGATTTTTGTACTCATCCATTACTTTTTCTTTCTACGCCTAGCGGCTGCCACTCTTCTTGGCTTACCCGCTGGTTGCCCTAATCTTTTCTTTTGTGCAATACGTTTTCTTTTTTCTGAGGCAGACATTTCCGAAACAGTTTTCGGAGTTTTCTTACTAATTCTTTTACTCGGACGACAATAAGGCGTACCACGTTTCTCACCTTTTTGACGACCACATTTTTTACCTGTCCTAACATCTTTCCAGTCCTCCTTAAACCATCGTTTGAGAGCTAAACCAGCTTTTGTTTTTCTTACAGCCATTATCTAAACTTTGTTACTTTTCTTCTATTGCTCATAACTGCACCACAACCCCTTGCAATATTAGGATTTTTAGATGGTCGTTTGACTTTTCCCTTTGACACATTTCCGCCATTTTTCATCTCAACCACACCACCCATAGCTTTTTTCTTAGCCTTTTTACCACCTTTGCCATAGTTTGCTGCACCTACCTTTCGGCATTTTGCAATGGCTCCTGAAGCATAAGCTGATGGGAAAACTCTGTATCTAGCTTTTACTTTATGATAACAAGCGTCTTTAGGCATAATTTATCTCCTTTTTAACTTCCAGCAATTGCACATCCATTCTTTTTTTTTGCATCTTAAACATACTTTTACTGGCTCACCTCTTACTACTTCGCCTTTTTTTAGCGGCACAATGTGCTTTTTGAGAAAATCCTTTAGGTCGTTTACAATTGATCTTCCTCTTCCTACTGGCACTCCACTTCCTTTTCTGAGGTGGCTTTGACACTTGTCGTGCCATTTGCGACCTCCCCATAACCATTAAAAAAACTTCTCAAGTACCGCTACCCCAATGATAACTCCATAGATACCCCATAGTCTAGTATCAAGTTTATTTAACTTATTGTTTATCCCATCAAATCTAGCATTACATACAGATTCATGTTTTTCTAACATTTTTAATAATTCTTTACTGGTCATTTAACACTTCCATCTTCTTCTTGCTTGTCTCAATCTACTATTTGGATTTTTGGCTGCCTTTGGAAACTTTTTCATTTGTCCTGCTGATCTTGCACAAAATGACTTTCTTCTTTTAGCTGCCTTGCTACCCTTTTTAACCTTACCAGTTACAGCAGTTTTAAGTTTGCTGCCTGGATTTTCTCTACGATAACGAGCAACACCCGCCTTAGTCATTCCCGCTCCACTCTTGGTGGAACGGAAATACTTTTTAGTTCTTGGAGGTTGCTTGTCAGGCTTCCTAGCCATTAGTCATAGCTCTTTCTAACTTGCATTATGATTGTATAACTATCGGCTGATGAGTGTCCCACTGTGGTGAACATTATATCACCAGTAACACCTGAACTTGCTGGATTTGTTAATCCACCAAAACTTGTATAATCGTGATGTCCACTTTGATTTTCACCTAACTCAATACAGAAGTCATCTGTTGAAGCATCAAATAACACTTTAACCTTCATGCCATTACACTGCCACCAAATTTTTTCAATGGTAGCTCTGCTACAAGCCTCTCCTCTAACATTTGTTGCTAGAGCTGAAACATCAACTTTTTTTACTGCACTTTCACCTGATCCATCAGAGATGTTGGTAAACTTAAAGACAGCAGTTTGATGCCCGTCAACTAAAGTTTGCGAAGTAACTGCGTCTGCCATTTAAACCTCCCTATTATTGATCAGCGAAAGCAGGTGCTGTCGTTGATGTCACGCTTCCAAAAATTTGATAATTAGTTGTATCTTTTCCAACTATTGTTACATCAAATGCTTGTGGAACATTTATTTGAAAGCTACTTTCTGAATTGCCATCTGGAAATACAGCACTTATTGCATTGCCATCTTGGTCGTGAAAAGTTATGTTGCCAATATAAAAATTTGTATTGCCAGGGGTTACGATAATGGCATCTGTTCCGTCAGCGGCTCCTCCAGCATATACAAATCTAAATACTGATCCAGCTATAGGTGCTGGTAATGTGTATGTATTATCCTGTGATCCGTCTGGCACAAGTAAAATTCTGCCACTATGAGTTGCATTTGTTAAAGTTACATCTCCATCAGATAAGCTAACTGGTGCTCCACCAAGAGTTGTTACCTCTGTAATGGCTCCAGTAGTTGCGTTTTTACTGATAGTTTTGATTGTGCTTTCAGACCTAATAGGGCCTGAGAATGTTGTATTAGCCATGTAAATCTCCTTGTCTTGGCTATTGTCGAAGTTAATTCTTCGTCAAGGTAATTTAAGTATACACAAAAAAAAGGGGTCTGCATAGACCCCTTAAAAAATATGTAAATATTTTTATGCGGCTCCTGGTGAACCAAAGACAGCACGAGGATCTGAAAAACCAAAGGCATAACGCTCTCTAGCTTTATATCTCATGTTGCCTGTATCAAAGTCAGCTTCCATGCTTGTGCTTAATGGAATTCTTTCAAAATATTTGAATCCATTAGGTGCATCTGTTTTTAAGAAAAACGCATCTGTGTCTGTTAAGAAATGGTTAATTGTATAACCCTCTGGTAACATACCTCTATTTTTAATTGCGTTTAAATCATTATCAGAAGTACCAACTCTTAAAGTTGACTCAAGCAATCTGTCTGCAACAAACTGTAATGCAGGTGGAACAATTAATTTCATTCCTCTTAATGCAACAATCATATTTCTCTCATCAACAAAGTTTGAAATGTCAATAAGAGCATTTTCTAATGATGTTTCGTTAAGGTCTGCAGCAGTTGATGGCTCATTTCTAAATGTGCCACCACCACCTAATGGATGGTCTGTTGCACAAAGCTCTTTGCCATCACCCCCTGTAAAGCTTGAATTAAACGCATTGTTTAAAACAGCAGCGGCTTTAACTTGCTTTGTGTGTGCCATTGATCTTGCTAACGCTCTTGTGTATCTAGCTCCAAGTTGGTCATACAAGTTGTCCTCCATTGCCTCTTCTGTCAATGCAAAAGCTAATGCAATGGTTTCCATTGTGTATCTTGAAGTATACACTTCGTTTGCAGTATCAAAAGTTACGCCAGCACCTTCTGATTTTGTTGCAGCATTTCCAAAACCACTTAACATTACTTCTTCTTCAAAAGCTCTGTCAGAATTTTCTGTCTCATAGATTTCTAAATGCTCTTGATCATAACGATCATATTCCATGCCGAATAAAGCGTTAAGACCAGGTTCTAACTCTTTGACGAGTTGTGCTCTTGATATAGCCATAATCTAATCTCCCTTACGCTAATCCTGCACCCTTAACACCAAAGATGTGATTTTGAATCACAACTAAGACGTTAGTGGCATCTGACCCAACATCACTGTTCTCAGGATCTTGTGATATGTCTATCGCTTTGATCGGAAGATTAGTGTTTGTTGCACCTGTTGTTACATCCAACTCTGCACCAGAAATACCAGTTACAGTAGAACCTGAACTTGTATATACGATGTCAAAGTTACCAAATAAATCCGCAACTGGAAATGCGGCATCAGCTTGAACTTCGTAGACAACATTTGGATCGTCTATAACAAAAGCTTCAATATCTGACGCATTTGTGCTTGCAGGATAAAAGTTGGAAAAGGTTTCTTTTCCAGTTGTAGGGTCTGTAAACCTACAACCATTGAATACTCCAACTATTGGGACTGTACCACCATCAGCGTGTACTTCTATACCGCCTCCAGTAACTTGAGCAACCATGTCGCCCTGAAAGATAGCAGTTCCGTAATTGGCAGCAATTCTATATCGGCTTTGACCACCAGTGTAGGGTGCTCCCCCTATCATCTTGACTGGTCTCATGCCAAAAGCAGCATCTTGATTTGCCATTTTTAACTCCTAAGTAAGAATTTTATTAACTTTGCCTCTTGCCACCGAAGTGAACTTGAGACTTTCTCTCTTTAGATATTGGCATTGCAGGGTTTGATTCTTTCATCAAATCTCTGTCAACAGCCTCCATCTGGGTACTTGTTTTACTCTGAAAATATTTGTTTCTTTCTTCAACAATCTCTTCAGGTATCCGTGCTAATAAAAGTCCTCCTTGACCAATTACTCCAGCATTTTTGCCTTCATCAATCACGGGAAATTCTGAATCTGGATAGTCCTCTGCACGCACTAATTCATATCCTTCTCTTTGTCGTTTATGGATATTTGCTTTATCGTCATAATCCATAACTCGTTCTCTAATCCACCTATGCTTATAACCTATAGGTGCTGGTGGAGCATCTAACTGATTTGGTGGTGTCCAACCTTGTTTTCTTACCTGTTTTTCACGAGTTGCAGACTCTCGATTAGTTCTATCCACCATCTTAGGCTCCTTTCCTGGAATCAATTTTAGCTACCTCTTTAGCATACTGCTCTAAAGGTATTCTCATTTTTTTAGCAAATGCAACTTGTCCAGGTGTTAGTTCTATTTGCTTTTTCCGCCCACTATTAGAAACGGCTTTGCCGTTAACAGGTGCAACAGTTTGGGCGACTTTTCTGTCACTCTGAAACTTGTGTGGAAACTCTTTTCTCATACGCTTATCAATTTCCATATAATACTCATCTGTAGATGGGTCTATCCCATCTTCAGCAACAACTTGTTCATGTATGGCTTGAGCACCTCTTGTCATAACCATGTCTTTGCCAAACCATGAATTTTTATCTAGCCAACCTTGTAACTTAGGATCTAACTCTTGTTTTTGCGGGGTCTGCCTCTTTGGGGTTTCAGGTTGTCCCTCATCTTTTTTAGTTCCTTCAGTTTCGGTTCTAAGTTTTTGTATTCTGAGTCTTTCGTTCTCAATAGCGAGTTTAGCCATGAGGTCACTTGCCTCAGACATTTTTTCAGCATCTCCAGCATCAAAAGCCTCCTTATATAACTTTTTTGCACTTGCGGTTTGTGCTTCAATTCTATTACCAAATTCAGAAGTATAACCAGTATTTAACTGTGCAAGTTGTTTTTGCAACTCTTCATTTTGTTTTTTCTGCTCCTCAGCGTATTTAAAAGCAGCGTCTGCCTCTTCCAACGCTTGTTTTCTTTTTGCTGTTAATTGATTAATACGTTTTTGAACATTTTCAGAATAATTCTCTAATTCCTCTTCTGGTTGTTCAGAACGAACATCTGTTCGCTCTTCTTCTTTTGCTTCAACTTTTGGAGTCTCTTCTTTTTTTTCTTCTGACTCGTCAATATCTACAATTACATTTTCTTCAGGAGCTTCTTGCTCTACTGCTTTTTCTTGTGCTTCATTCATCATTACCTCCACTATACATAAGAAATATCTGTTGGATCAAGTATTTTCGCTATAATATTATCATCATTTATGAGCCTTAACTCAAGACCCTCCACTTTAAATCTATTTCCAGCATATCTTCCCATAAGCACCCATTCTTTCTCAGAACAGTACGCTCCTGTTGGGAATTTATCTGCGTCTTTATAAGCGTCTGGACCCGTTTTCACGACATAAGCGACCACTGTTGCAAATGATTCTCTATCTCTACTCGCATCAGGTATATATACACCACCTTTTGTCTTCTCTTTTGGATAGTATGGTATGACCAAAAGTCTATATCCAGTTGGTTGTGGCAGCCTATCAATTACAGATGAATCTATTTTTGATGGATCGTCTTCATTTTTGTTGGGTTCTTTATCTTGACCAAATCCTTTTCCTATAGCTGGTGGAACTGGATTAATTTGTTTTTTTGCCAATAGTCTATCTGGCACATAGAGTTTTTTACTCATCGTCTATTCCTTTCATCGAGGTTCTAATTTCTTCCTCACACCAAGTCAGTCCTCGTATTTGACCTGTTATGAACCGATAATCTTCCATAGAAGTTATCGAACCATCTGCCAAAGATTGTGATAACTCAGCTCTTCTTTGACGAATGTTCTTTAATAAATGCTCTGCTACCTTCACGCCATCCATTATTCTTCTTCCTTATCTCTAAGTTCTATTACTGTCAAGCACATTGGACATCTGTAAACATCTTTCAGTTCTGTTTTTTTTAACGCTACTTTGCATCTAATACAAAGTTTATCTGTCATTTAGTTAAACCTTTTTGCTTCTCGTATGTCCGCAATCCACCAATTCCTAGCATTCCGCCGAGAACAGTTAAAAGTGTACCCATATCAAATTCAGGTAATTCAGGCAATTCTGCACCAGCAAAGCTTGCACCAAATATTATTAAATCTTTTAAAATAAAATGGTATGCAAAAGCAATCGCACAAACCCAGCCAACTGCTGGCCTCCAGCCACCCTTAAATGTTGATCCACTAGCGGCTTCTGCTTTGTTAATTTCTAACTGAGCAAGCAAAGCCTCTTGAGCGTGTTTCTCAGACATGGTGGCTATCTCGTGAGCGAGCTTTGCCTTTTGATCTTTGTCTTCTATGAATTTATCTAATAGTCCAGTAACTGGACCTATAAGTGCTTGTAACATGGCTACCTCCTAATACACTTTAGTTCTTTTAACATCTACATATGGCACAAGTTTACACATACATTTGTAAGATTCAACCTTTTCTGGAATTGTGATTCTTTGTTCAGATAGTTTTTCTGCATAAAACAAACAATCATTAATACTTTTAAAGTGCACAGATCCGTTTAAATTAGCATTGAGATAACACATCAACATAAATGTTGTCATGCTTTTCTTGCTTTTTTCAAAGCTTCTTTTGCTTTTTTTGCTATACTTACGACCTCATTTTTTTTCATTACTTTTGCCCTTTGTTCCATGACAGTAAGGATTTGAATTTTTCTAGCATAAGGCTTTTTAATACGCTTAACTTTTCTAACTGTTGCACGAGCATCAGCAGGAGTTGCAAATTTAATACTAACAGTATCTTTTGGATTTTCGTCAGTATAGAGTCTTCTGCTAGAACCTTTAGGTTTTTTGCCTGTACCAGTTTTTGGATCTTTTTTCGCCATAACGTAATCACTTCCTTTTTTTGTTGCCAATTACGTTTTTTAAAGATTTAGCTTGTTTTTTATGTAAAGCACTTGCTTTTTTTAATCCCTTAATTACTTTTTTAATTTTATTTTTTTTCTTTGGTGCTATTGCCATAATTATCTCCTTTATGTTCGTGACCCATCCAAATACCAAATACACCAGTCATTACTCCCATGACAACTGATACAAATGCAGATTGAGAAGCAGTTGGATTTTCTAGTGCCATAAACCATTCAGCACACCTCCAACTCATAGCAGTTGATATTAACATCATAAATCGTGGAAGTATTTTCCATTTTAAAAAAGTCTCTACACTCATTTTAATAAAATTTCATTTAAACCAAAACCCTCTAATAAAATTAACGTAAAAAATAATAAAAGAACACCACCAGCAATAAGTTTTCCACTAAAATTAGTTGACCCTATTTTTATAGCAACAAACTCATTACCTAATATTCTTAAAGATAACTCAAAACTGTTTTCATCAATTTTAAGTTTTAAAGGTTTTTCATTCATCCTCTTTTTTCCTTATACAACCATGCAAGAACTATTATAAAACCTACAACTGTGCAAAACAAAACAAACCAGCCAATATATTCCCATATCTTTCTCATGAGCTCCTGCCTCTCATAAATCTCCTCTTTTCGCTTTTTTCTGATCTCCGCTTCCATTCTAAGAATCTCATTCCAAGAATTGGCTCCATAGTGAAAATTGATAAATGATTTAAGTTCTTGACGTTGTGCTTCAAGTTTTTTCTTAGCTGTAAAAGCTTCAATTGCAGATGCTTCTATCTCTTTGCCTTTAAACAACTTTCTAAGTGGTGAAGCGTTCTTTGCTGTCTTCTCAGTATTCTCAACATCTGAAACGGCACCCATCCAACGACTTAAATCTTTTCCCATAGATTCGATTTCACGACCTGCGGCGAAACCTTTTTTAATTGCGTTGAACGCCGTATTAGCGGCTGTAATGGCTATGCCAATTGAGGCGGGATCGAGCATTAGAATATACCCTTAAATTTTTGTGGTTTTGCTATCTCAGAAAACTTTTTAATGATGCCACCATCACGTTTTTTTACGGGTTTTTTTCGCTTTCTTTTTCGGCTTGTTGATTTCGGCTTTGACTTCCCCGCCGTTGACAACGCTATTGCTATCGCTTGTTTCTGTGGGTATTTCTCTGACCTCAACTTCCTTATATTCTGGCTGATTGTTTTTTGGCTCTTGCCTTTCTTCAACGGCATAACCTTGCTCCTTTGCTAATCTTCTTTGCCTTTTCTTTTCTTTCTCAACTTGCCATATCTTTTCTCTAACAGAACTAACCATAATTTATCCTTTCATTGCTCTCATTGCGGCAATATCTCTTTGAGTTTGATCTCTTTGTGCCGCTATTTCTTCTTGTTGATCTAACCTTTGTTGATCAAGAAGTACATCATTTCTTTCTTTTTCTTTATCAAGTGTTTGCTTTTTCTCAAACTGGTCTTGTTTTTGTGCAATCTCTTGACCTCTCAACGCTAACTCTTGTTTTCTAATTGTTACAAGTGGATCTTCACTTGGAGGTGGTGTTAATGCTTGTGCATATTGTTCTTGTATCTCTGCGGCTAACTCAGCACTTCTTGAAGCTACTTGTGTTGCCATTTGTTGCATTGCATTCGGATCTTGTTGCATCATAGCTTGTTGCTCTGGTGGAATAGCATTCATAACCTCTTGTTGTGCTTGTAGTTCAGACATCATAGCTATGTGTTCCGATATATGTCCTTGCAATGTCATGAGTATTGCAGCATTTGCTTGTGCAACTGGAGTACTAATCATAGCTAAATGAGCTGTAATATGTGCTTGATGATTTTGCTCTGGAAAAGCCTGTAGACTGCCACCCTTTAATGCCTCTTGATTTTCCTTTGCTGGATTCATGGGCATTGGCTGTGGGGGAGGTTGCAACACAGCCTCTATGTTCGTAACCCCTAACGCTTCATACATTTTCCTATAAGCTTGGTACATTCCATTCGGCCCATGAATATCTGGATTGCTTTGTGCTAATTGTAATTGTGTTTGTGCCAAAGCAATACGTTGTGACATAGAAAATATGTTTGGATCAGAAACAGGCAATATGTCTATTCGATCATCAAAATCTGTCTGTTTAATTTCAGGTGGTGCACCCGGCACTTGATATGGATACATAGGCACATCCATAGCAAATAGCCGTGCAAGTAATTTAAATTCAATCTTTTGTGAATAGTGTAAGCGTTTATGAATTGCAGACATCACCTTTGTGCCACGTTCCATAATAGCCATTGTTGTGCCAACTGGTGCGTTGCCTTGCATCTCGCCAACTTTCATGTCAGCCATTGATGCAAAGCGTCTACCAGAGTCGATAAGCGTTCCAAGTAAAGAATACAAGGTTTGAGATGGCTCCTTAAATGGTAAAGGCATAATTGCTTGACGCAAATCCATGCCAACCATATCTACATCTCTGAACTCGCCAGGATTTAGTGGAGACTCGTCATCTCTAATCCTTGCACCTCTTGCTTTAAACCCTGCAGGTAAGTTAGACAAAGTACCTGCGTCAATTAGTTGTCTAAGTATTGATGTTGATGCTCTTGATAAGCCACCTATCATATGAGTAAGGCCAAAGCCATAAAACCCAAGACCAGGTAGGAACTTATAATGAATAAAATAAGGGATCTTCCTACGGAACGGATCACCTTCATTGAAATTACGCTTGATCGATAATACTTCACCAGATTTCTCCACTATGGTTACGACATAGGGCATTTTTAATCCAGTAGGTTCTCCGTCTTGTCCAACGTCCTCAAACCCAACTAAATCTAAATCTGTGTGAATTTCATATAAAGTAATCTCTTCGTTATCGCTTGTACTTTTTCCTACACCCTGTATGTCGTCAATTGTTTCTTTGACCTCATCATAGTTCGTACCTCCGCTATCTGATGAGGGTAAATCTATATCTCTATAAAACCCTTGAAGTTGTAACTTCCTTATCTCATTTTTACCCATACGGACAACATGAGTTATGCGTGTAGATGTTCTTAAATCTGTTGCATTGTAAGGAACAATTAAGTCCTCTGCATGAACAAACTTAGATACAGCTCTTTGCATAGAAGGGTCAAAATAAACTTTTTTAAATGCTGAACCTACAATTGGAAGATAAAATAACATTTGATCTAACTCAGGATCATATTCTTCCATCTCATAAGTTATTTGATAATTCATATAATTTTTAACACGCTCTGCTTGTGCTAGAAGTTCTGGACTTTCTGCACCAACAATATGTGTTCTAACAGGTCCACTTGCTGGTAGCATTTCTCTGTATGCTTGTGCCTGGAACTGTGTCACGCTTTCTGCTAATAATGGATGAACAACGCCAGATGCACCCTCAAAAGGCTCTGCTCTGTCTTCATAGTTCATGCCTAGTAATTCTAAACCACCTTTGTACTGCTCTTCCCAATCTTTTCTTGATGAAATGTCATCATCAATGGCACCAACTAAATCACTAGAAACAACTCCTAAATCAGATTCGTCAATAAATTCTGCTAGATTTGCGTCAAATGGCACTGGTGTTGTCATTTGCATTTCTTGTTGGATTTCGCCAACAATGACAGATCCATCATCAAGTTCAGTTACACCTGGAGTAATCTCTGCTTCAGGTAAAGGAACTTGCACTCCTTGTGGTTGTTCGGAGTTTTCTACCCCATTTACTTTTTCTATTGCCATGTCTATCTAAGCTTAAATTTGCCACCTGCTCTTGCGATTCCCATGCCTTTGCAGACACCACCGCCTTTACCCATCTTAACAACGCCGCCTTTTTTAAATTTCTTTGCTAATGTTGGGTTCATTTGTTCTTGCACATCTTCTGGTAACTTTGAAAAACCTTTGAACTTAGCTGGCACTTTTCCGCCATCTTCCATTCTTCTTGCACTCATCATCTGCATCATCATTTGTCTATCAGCGTCAGATATTGTTCTACCTTGCTCGCCCATGATATTTCTCATAAGTGATCTATCAGCATCTGAGATTGTGTTAGCTCTAAAATTAGGATTAGGCACTCTTCTAACAACCATTGTCTTGCCATCTACGTTTCTAAGAGTTTCGCCTTTTCTCACTGTGCCTTGAAACGGCTCCATTGTTTCAATAAACTCATCTACAGCTTGACCTAAAAATCCCATTCTTCTAGGACCTCTTGCAGATGCCATAGTCGGTCTTCTTTTTATAGGGCCACCCTCAGCTTTTTTTTCAAATTGTTGTCTCATATCTTTCATATATTTTTTTCTAAAAGAATCTCTAAATTTTTCTGGTATCATATCAATACTAAATTCCATTGTTCTCATTTCAGGATCAGGAAACTCTTCTTGCTTAACCTTTTTTGCTTTACCGCCATTTTCCATTTCTTGAGCCTTTACTTTTTCAATAGCCTCTGCTAATCCACCATCTTTTTTGCCTAACATTTTTCGTAACTCAATTTTGACTATTTGTGGTAGATTTCTTAAAGGATCTGCAGCTATACTAGCATCAACCAAAGTGCTTCCACTACCTTGTCCAAATCCTGCTTTTTTATCAGCTTTTCTTTTTTTACCTGGCATATTACTCTCCTGTCTCTGGGTTAATCATTTTTGATTTAGTCATGTTAACAACCTCTCCACCATCAGCCATCAATATTGTCTCCTTTTGAATACTAAAAGGACTTCCAGCCTTTGGAGTAATATCCAAAGTGATTGGCTTTGCTCTAACTGTACTCACTTTTGCAGATCTTTTCAATTTTTTTATCATAGCAGCATCTTTCTTCTTCTGTCTATCCAAAGTTTTCATGCCAGTTTTGCCTTTGCTGACATTAGCTACAACTTTTTCTATACCTGCCAAAGATTTTTTAACTGGATCAGTTTCTCCACCTTTATTTAGAAGTTTTAACTGCTTCATCTTTGACATATCAATGACCTTTATCTTTGGCGTTTTCTTTATTGGCAATGAGGGTGTGCTAGGTCCAAAGTATTTGCCGGGCGTTCTTTGACCACGCTTTTCAAGTTCTGCATAGGCTCTTCTTCTATCTGCTTCGTCTGACACTAGTAATACTCCATCTTTCTTCTGTAATTTGGCTCAAACTCTTCATCGTCTGGCGTAGTGATAAAACCACCTTGCCTAAATCTTAGTATAGCCTGTGTCATTGAATCTGCCAAGTCATCATGGTCGCCATGTGGAAAACTTGCACATTCCTCTACAACTTCCTCTGCAAAATTAGCATCAGGTCTATACACCATGCCACTCTCAAACACTGGTGCACAGGCGTTCATACGAGCAAATTTGTCTGCACCTTTGCTTGGTGTAAAAGGCGTAACAGGTACACCCATTCTTCGAAGCTCTTGAGTAAGTGGCGTGCCACTAGCCTTCTGCTCTATGAGAATCATGTCAGGATCATATGCTTCGCACAGTTCTTGTGCTTTAAGTTTAAGTTCTGGGAAATCCCATCTGCCTTTCTCGGCATCAAGCAAGATGATGGCATCTCCTTCCCCCTCAATGGGAGTAAAAATACCCCAAGTAGTAATAGCACTATAATCAGAACGCTCATTCTTAGTAAAAGCCGTGTCGTATGACTGTATGATGTAGGAACAGGCAGGTGGCTCACTACGATTCCAAACATTCCACCACTCCCTTTTAATTATCGCACCTTCTTCGGCTGTTGGGTTTTGCATATACTGGGCGTTCCATTTGCCTACGGGTATCGAGGCTTTCACGCCTTCTAATTCGTCTTTGCTCCAATACTCTGGCCAAAGTACGTTTCCAGTCTCTGGAAATATCGCTGGAAATTCTACTACTTCCCATTTGTCTGCACCTCCTTGAGCTTGTTTCTGTAACACTCTTGCTGTGAGATCCTTTATCCCCCAACGTGTCATCACTATAATGATAGAGCCTCCAGGTTGCAATCTTTGTCTTGGTCCAGACGTATACCACTCATAAATACTATCAAGTGCCGTAGGACTTAAGGCATCTTGTTCAGAAACAGGATCGTCAATAATGAGCAAATCAGCACCTCGTCCAGCCAAAGCACCTCCAACACCAACGGCATAATACTCACCCCCACTGTTCGTTGACCATCTACCAGATGCCTTGGCATCGGCAGCTAGTTTTACATCTGGAAATATATCACGGAAATCATCGCTATCAATTAAGTTTTTAACCTTACGACCAAAACCAACGGCAAGTTCAGCTGTGTGTGTTGCTTGTATAATTTTTAAATCTGGACGCTTACCCATAAGCCAAGATGGAAACAGATAACTTGCAAACTCTGACTTGGTATGCCTGGGAGGCATATTTACAATCAAACGCTTAATCTTGCCATCGGCTACTTGTTGAAGTTTATCTGCATATATTTTGTGATGTCTGCCCTCTATGAAGCTAGGCCATATACGTTTGACAAAATCCATGTACAAATCTTGTGATGTCTTTTGTTTCTCAAGCATTGTCAAACGCTCAAGCATTGGAGCTATCTTAGATAACTCATCATCACTTAAATACTCTGTGTATTCTAAATTCATTGTCCAGAAGCAAGAAACTCATCAACAGCTGCTACTAAACCACCCTCTTGTTTGGCGGTTACAGGTTTTGCAGGCACGCCTATTAGCGTTTCAATAAACTTATTCAATTGACCTGTGTCAAAAGTAACTGGATTAAAACCAGTTCCTTGAGATGAAGAAAAAGGACTTGCCACAATAGGCGGCTGGTTAAGTGGCATCATATTGCCTATCTGACCACTTATGCCTCCAATAATGTTAGGTGGCGGGTCTACTTCTGGCTCTGGTTTTTTTGGTGTAGTTTTCTTTAACAAATCGTCATCAACATTATCATCTCCACCTAAACCGCTAGTGGAACCTACGCCATAACCAGTGTATGCTTGAAAAACTGGAGATCCTGTCAACATAGTCATAATACCACCTAACATGCCTGGAACTGTTGTACGACTGTAAACACCAGTGAGTTGTCCATCTTTGTCATATTCAAATTGACTGACTTTACCCTTATCAACTAAATCTCTAATTCTGTTACCTAAAAAACCTTGAAGTTGTGGATTTTGATCTATCTGATCTTCAATTGTTTTTCCGTATCCAGCACCATATCCAGTAAATATACCATCATCGCCAGTTAAGAAATCACCACCTCTAGCAGAGTCTTCCTCTTCTTCTTGCCCTACATCTACATTCACGCCACCAGTAAAATCTGTGCCAGAGTCATCACTACCGCTGTCAGTGTAGTCCATATCACTATCGGGTGCAGAGGTATCTGTGTTATCACCAACACCGGGGTCTCCAGGGTCTCCTCCTTCTACATTGCCCATATCATTTCCAATATCGTCACCAGTGTCAAAAAAACTAGGAATACCCATTGGGCCAGGTTGATTAGCTCCACCTAAATTTTCTAACAACTGTCCTTCTTGTGGCGTAATATAAGCCAACATATGTGGCTGACCCATAATGTTTGTGTTTCTTGGTGGCACATTGCCACCTTGCTCCATCATGGTCATAGGTTGATTAAAAATATCTATATTTGCTGCGGGTGCCATGTTTGGAGTCATAGCACCCATTACTGGTGCTGTAACTGGAGGATTAACTGATAAAGCACCATTCATATTTTTTAGAAAATTATTAAAATTACCCCTGCTGTTGGCAGTTGTGTCTAATTTTACCTGCGGTGGTTGTGCAGGTGCCGCGGGGGTCGGCATAAACCCACCTAAAGGTCCATTTGCCATGTCAAATCTCCAAAAAAAGCTTCTTTAAGAGATATTAACCCACTAACCTGCTTTTTGCAATAGCATTGTCATCTCTCGATTACTTTGATCAAGCAATCTTGATACCCAAATCTCATCTTGACGCTTATCTGCCTCGCCTAATGTGTGATCTATGGCGTTGCATAGCTTCCAAATGCGTTCTTTTTCATATTTTGTTAGTGGTTTGGCGTTTTCATCAAAATTTTTTATGTTTTTGGCTACTTTTTCTGCTTTCTTAGCCTCTGTCCAATACAAAACAGCGTATTTTACGGATAATGGTATGCGATACTTGTTTGTTTCATAGCATCTATAGCCTCTTTCACTCAATCCAAGCCTTTTTGCCATGTCTATTTGGCTCAAGTTAAGGTCTTTTCTTTGTGATTTTAGTTTTTCGCCACTCCAATCACTAAAACTTTGATCATTTTTTTTCATTTTTGCTCCTTTAACACGCCACACTCAATTAAATCATCTACCAAATCTTTATCTGCATGAAATCTTATTGGCTTGCCAGTCCAATCACACGCAAATGACGCATAGGTACGCCTCAAATCCTCCCTATTCTTAAAAGCAAGTTTTGAGTTTGTGGTTATCTGATCTATAATCTGCGATGGTGTGCCACTGTAAATAGTGCCACCCTCGTCTTTATCCATAATGTAGCTTTTCATATATGTAACATAGGTTTTCAGTGCCTAAAGGTCAAGAATTTTTTTTATAAAATTTTTTTGGGGTGCCGTTTTAAAAACATTGGGGGCTGTTTGAGGGAAAGTTAGTGCAATGTGCCTACTATATACAAAAACAAAAAAAAGGGGGTGTACATGGTACACCCCACCGATTTTATATGTAATTAAAAATTATCTGTTATAAGTACTTTTTAATTGTTTAACTATGTTATGAACTTCAAAAACTGTGTCTTGATATTCTTCTGCAATTAGATTTCTTCCATTGTAAGAATCTAATTCAAATTCACCATTAAGTATTGGATTCATAACAAACTTTAAATGAAAAGTTTTATTATTTAATTTAACTTTTTTATTATTGATTTTTATTCTTCTATTCACGATTGACTCCTTTTGTTTGTTTGTGAAAGTATTCAAGACTAGTTACCTAGTCTTGAAATTCTGTTGTTAAACCAAGTCTTTAAAGACTCTGCCAAGTTTGTAAATGGGTGGGAGTCTGCATTGTTATTAATAACAATTTCACCTTGAGACTCCTTTTCCACTTCTAAGGGAATCTTATAACCATTTAAGTCGTATGCTCCATTTGATGTACCATTTAAATGACCATAGTATTCTTGATTAAGACATATAACCAAACTACAATCGCCTAGTTTACGTCTTATAGTATTGATTGTACGCCTTACAGAACGTGCATCGTTAATGCCTACAGTATCCATAATTTCCCTTGTAGTCGCTCCATTTTCACTTTGTATCATATCAAACACTTGATATAACTTTGTGTTTCTTGGCATGGTATTTGTTAAAGTATCCATATACTTAACACCTTGATTTAAAACTTGGATTCTATGGTTAATAGTATAATCAAACATATTAACAAGAAACATAATCCAATTCTTTAACTTAGTGTTATTTACTGTGCCTTGATGTTGTCTAAACTCAATCGTTCCACGTTGATTCCTAACATCAATATTTCTTAAATTGATTGCAAAGAACTTGCCTTGAATTACACTTTTTAAATCGTTGTAATTTTGGGAGTCTTCTATTCTATTTAAGAAACCATCAATAGGCGAAGCATATCTTGAATTCCTACGACTTGGGGCAAGAAAGCTTGATATGAAATCTTGATATTGTGCATATCTATACACAACATCTTTGATAACTTCAAATTGAAACATATCGTTTGAGTCTTGAAAATATGTATCATTATCTTTGAATGCTCTAATAGAACGTCTATTAAATTCTTCACTATCCATTGTTATTGGTTTAACTCCTATGTGTACATGGTGA